TCTGCCCGTATATCCCCGATGCAGTCCGAACCGATGCAAGATAGTCCGTTTAAGATTCGACCCAATCCAGTTCAATGACAGATAAACCCAAAAGAGTCCAACCCCTACGAGGGGCAACTGAACCGAGGGTTCACAGCCCACTTCTTAAGGGCAAGTCTAGAGCTGGTGAAGTTCTAGAAATGATTGAGCGCTTAAAGATGGATGAACTGATGCCTTATCAGAAGTTCGTTCTTAATCAGATGCTCATGGTCAATAAGAAGAATCAATACCGCATCAAAACTGCGCTGCTATTGATTTCAAGACAAAATGGCAAAAGTCATCTAGGCAGAGTCCGAATTATCTGGGGCATGTTCTATGGTGGCGAGAAAAAACTAATCATCATGTCCGCCAACCGCGCAACATCGCTAATGCTCTTTCGTGAGATTGCCTGGATCATAGAATCAACGCCTGAACTTAAAGCAATGACAAAGGCCATCCGCTACGCAAATGGTGGCGAGCGAATAGAGCTGCTCAATGGCTCAACGCTCGATGTCATATCCGATAACTCATCTAGCCCACGTGGAAGAACAGCAGACTTTCTTTGGATCGATGAAATACGTGAAATCTCAGAAGATGGCTACAAAGCAGCTGTGCCAGTGACTCGCGCACGTGCCAATGCACAGACATTCTTAACTAGCAACGCTGGCGATCACTTCAGTTCTGTCCTCAATGGCTTAGTCGAACGCGCTAAGGATTATCCGCCAGAAACTTTTGGCTATTACGAATACAGCGCTCCTCAGTATTGCAAAATTGACATTACTAGCGATTACTTTTGGAAGAGCGCTGTAGCACCGAGTAATCCAGCACTTGGCTACATAATTACAAAAGAATCGATTGAGGAAGCGATAGCGACCAACCCAATCGAGCAGACTCGCACAGAAACGCTCTGCCAATGGATTGACTCGTTGCAATCACCCTGGCCTCATGGAGTCTTGGAAGAAACGTCGGATAACACACTTGAAATGGCTGTAGGCGCTTATACAGTCTTTGCATTCGATGTTAGTCCATCAAGGCGCAACGGATCGCTGGTTGCAGGTCAATTATTGCCCGATGGTCGAATTGGTATTGGAATCCTAGAAACCTACAGCTCTCAAATGGCAATCGATGAATTGAAGATGGCAGCTAGCATCAAAGCCTGGTGCGACATCTATAAGCCGCGTTTAGTCTGCTTTGACAAATACGCCACACAGACGATTGCAGACAGACTTTCTCAGGCTGGTGTAATGACAGAGGATGTGTCAGGCCAACAGTTCTACAAAGCCTGTGGTGATTTATTAGAAGGCTTAGTAAATCATCGGGTGGTTCACAATGGACAGGCAGAATTGATCCAGCAGATGAATAACTGTGCAGCAAAGGTCAATGACTCTGCATGGCGAATCATTAAGAGAAAATCCGCTGGTGATATCTCAGCACCTATTGGCCTTGCGATGGTTGTTTCCAAGCTGATGCTTCCTGCTCCAAAGCCTCAAATTATTGCCTAGACACAACACACCCTAATTGTCAAATATTGGACAAAGTGTGCTAATATGTAAACATGGGTCGCATACTGCAAACATTCGGATTACAAACTAAACCAATCCTCGAAGCGCAGTCCGCCCCTCAAGTTTTAGGCGAGTATTCTCCTTATGCAATGCCGTTTCAATTTGCCTATGTTGGCAGAACAGAAGCTATCTCTATTCCAGCGTTACAAAGATGCCGCAACTTATTAGCCGGAACGATCGGCGCAATCCCACTCGAGTTGTATCGCAAATCTACAAATGAAGAGATTGGCTCACCATTATGGATGGAGCAACCTTCTTACTCACAGCCTCGATCAGTAACAATTGCCTGGACTGTTGATTCATTATTATTCTATGGACAAGCCTTTTGGAAAGTTGTTGAAGTCTACAACGAAGATGGTCGTCCATCACGATTTGAATGGATTGCTAATTCTCGCGTAACTGCAACACTTGATAAAGATAATGTTTTTGTTAAATCTTACGCAGTAGATGGAACAACATTACCGATGGATGGATTAGGTTCACTTATCACATTCCAGTCATTAGGCGATGGAATTCTCAACAGCGGCGCTTCAACAATCCGCGCTGCAATCGATGTACAGAAAGCCGCTGCTATTGCAGCAGGTACTCCAATGGCTACTGGCTACATCAAGAACAACGGAGCAGACCTTGATCCTAAAGAAGTACAAGGATTACTAGCTGCATGGAAGAACGCTCGCAATAATCGTTCAACTGCTTACTTGACTTCTACTCTTGAGTACACACCAGTTTCATTCTCGCCAAAAGAGATGATGTATAACGAAGCAATCCAAAATCTTGCTACTGAGATTGCTCGCCTTTGCAATGTACCGGCTTATTATGTCAGCGCGGAAATGAATAACAGTATGACGTACTCCAACGTGCAAGATGAGCGCAAGCAATTCCTAAGCCTATCTTTGCAACCATTCATTACAGCGATTGAAGATCGCCTATCTATGGATGACATTACTGCTCGCGGTCATGTGGTCAAGTTCGATATCGATAAAACATTCCTACGCACTGATCCACTTGCAGAACTTCTAGTAATTGAAAAATTGCTATCGCTTGGACTTATTACAACAGAACAAGCTATGGAAATGACAGACCTAACACCTAATGGAAGCAATGGTATGGAATGACACAAATCGTAACCCTTACAGCTGAACTCACAGCAGATTCCGCTAGCCGCACCATCTCTGGCAAGATTGTGCCATTGAACGTTGAGGCAGGTTCGACAAATTATGGCAAGGTAATCTTTGAGTCAGGATCAATCGAGATTCCAGAGCCTAAGTCAATCAAGCTGCTAAGCCAGCATGACGTTAAGCGCCCTTTAGGCCGCGCAGTAAGTTTCTCAGAATCAGATGATGCGATTAACGCAGTATTCTCTATAAGCCGTTCACAACGCGGTACAGAAGCGCTAATCCTTGCAGAAGAAGGATTGCAATCAGGACTCAGCATCGGTGCTGAAGTTCTAAAGTCCAAGATCAAGGATGGCGTGACTTATGTGTCCGCTGCTCGCTTGGTCGAAGTAAGTTTAGTAACAGAGCCAGCCTTTAAGTCTGCACAAGTTACTGATATAGCGGCGGAAGAATCTGCCGTAGAAGAAACAACCCAACCAACAGAAAGCGAGATAGCCAACGTGGAAAATACCACTCCAGCCGTCGAAGCAACACCAGTTGAAGCACCAGCGGTTGAAGCTGCTCGCCCAACTGTAACAGCAATGGCTTACACAAAGCCACGCATTGAAGTAACAGCTGCTAAGTATGCAGAGAACACAATCCGCGCAGCACTAGGTGATGAAGAAGCACGTCAATACCTACGCGCAGCAGCAGACACAACAGACAACGCAGGTCTAGTACCAACACGCCAATTGTCTGAAATCATCAACCCACTCGGAACAACAATCCGCCCATCAATCGATGCAATCTCTCGCGGAGTGCTTCCTGATGCAGGTATGACATTTGAAATCCCAAAGATTACACAGATGCCAACAGTTGCTATTGAGCCAGAAGGTGACGCATTCAGCGACACAGATCAGAACTCATCTTTCCTATCTGTAACAGTACAGAAGTATGCAGGACAACAGACATTCTCTGTTGAATTGCTAGATCGTACATCTCCAGCATTCTTTGATGAACTCGTTCGCAACATGGCTGCTGCATACGCAAAGGCAACAAACGCAGCAGTAAACGCAGCACTTATTTCAGGTGCTTCACTTGATGCGACAACAGTTGCAACATATCCAACAGCAGCAGAGCTTCTAGGAATTGTTGCACGCGGTTCAGCTTCTGTTTATGGAGCTACAGCAGGACTTCCAAATCCATTCGCTCGTAACATGATCGTATCAACAGGACAATGGTCAAACATCATGTCACTTAACGATTCAGGTCGCCCAATCTACACAGCATCACAGCCAATGAACGCAGGCGGTCAAGTAGCGCCTACATCACTCACAGGTAACGTTGCAGGACTCAACCTATACGTTGATCCAACAAACGGCGGAGATGGCGATGGAACAATCCTCGTCGTTAACCCAGATGCTTACACATGGTATGAGTCACCAACATATCGCCTACGTGCAGAATCAACAGCAGCAGGTCAAGTAACTATTGGTTACTACGGCTTCGGTGCAATCGCAACTAAGGTTGCTGCTGGTGCGTTCAAGAACAACAAGGCATAAGTAACACCCTAAGTCGCTGGGAGTGGGGCGCAGCCCTTGCTCCACTCCCAGTTTTTAGAAAGGATATGGAATGTCACTTTGCACAGTTGCAGAACTTCGCTCAGCACTAGGTGTTGGCTCGCTATACGCTGATGCCACCCTTCAACAAACTTGCGATGCAGCTGATGCCGTCATTCTTCCTATGCTATGGAGTCCTACTTATTTCACAGTAGCTCATGGCAACATTGTTGGCACAGGGACTCTTTATTTTAATGAGCCTGTCAAAGAAATCTTTTATGTTGGTCAAACTGTAACTATCGCCAATTCAGGTTCTTCTTATAACGGAAGCAAAGTGCTTACAGCCGTTGGCGATTACTTTATTAGCATGGCTACAAATCACAGCACAGTACAACCTAAACATGCTATTGCACCTTTTGGAACAGTTGCTTCAAGAACTTACACAGACTGGACAGCCGATTCAGCAGTGCAGGAAGCTGCACTAATGATTGCAGTAGATATTTGGCAGGCTCGTCAGGTATCTAACTCAGGCGGTGTATCGCCGGACTTTACTCCTAGCCCATATCGTATGGGCAACACTCTTCTGGCTAGAGTTCGTGGACTTATTGCTCACGCACTTGATCCGCGTTCGATGGTCGGATAATGCCAGTTGCTCTCACTACTCTTAGAACCACGATTGCGACAGCATTAGTCGATAACGCTAAGTGGCAAACCTTTGCTTTCCCACCAGCCACAGTTCTGGCTAACTCTGTAATCGTTTCGCCTTCTGATCCATATCTTGAGCCAAACAATAATCAACACAACACGATTGCTCCAACCGCTAATTTTAAGATAATCATCACAGTACCTTTGTTCGATAACGAAGGAAACCTCAATGGAATTGAAGATGCCTTAGTTGGCGTGTTCAACAAACTCGCAGCATCCACCTTGACCTATAATGTGGGAGCAGTAAGCCAGCCAAGCGTTCTGAACGCGGCATCTGGTGACTTGCTTACCTGTGAGATGTCACTATCCGTTCTAACCACCTGGAGTTAATATGTCCGAATGGGAACAAGAAAACGAAGCCTTCCTGAAGAAAATCGGGCAGGTTAGCACACCAGCACCAAAGCCAGCATCTACTAAGAAAGACGAGGAATAATCCTAATGGCTGTATTTCTAAATAACAATGTCGGCGTTAAGATTAACACTGTTGATCTTAGTGACCATGTAACAGCAGTTACAATCAACCGCGTATTCGATGAACTCGAAGTAACAGCGATGGGTGATAACTCACACAAGTTCGTAAAGGGCTTGGAAGCATCTACTGTAACAATCGACTTCCTTAATGACACAGCTTCTGCAAACGTTCTAGCAACGCTTCAGGCTGCATGGGGAACAACAGTAACTTGCGTATTCCTACAGACAAAAGGAACAGCAGTTTCTGCTACAAACCCACTTTACACAGTTTCATTGCTAGTCAATAACACAACAGACATCAATGGTGCTGTTGGCGATATTGGTACACAATCAATCACATTCACTGCAAACTCAACCATTGCAGTAGCCACAACAGGCACTTTCTAAACAACTAAACAAAGGGGCACAGCATGGCAAAGTTAAAAGTAACAAGGGCAGATGGATCAATTGGGGAATACCCAATAACTCCATTGGTGCAGTATGGTTTTGAGATTTACGCTAAGAAGGGCTTTCACAAAGCGTTCATCGAAGATCAGAAGCAAAGCGATATCTTCTGGCTTGCCTGGGAATGTATCCGCCGTTCGGGTGAAACTGTTAAGCCATTCGGAGAGCAATTCATTGAAACCTTGACAACAGTCGAGGTCTTAGATGATGACCCTTTGGCTTAGGGCGCGACTCGATCACCTATCTGATTGCTAAATTAAGTGTCAGACTCGGGATCGCGCCACAACAATTATTAGAGCTAGATGAAGTAATGCTAAAGAACCTAATCAAGGTTCTACAGGATGAAGCGAAGGAGATACAAAATGCCAGTAAACATCAAAGGCGCCGTTGAACTTCGCAAGGCACTTCGAAACTATGCTCCAGATTTAGCTAAAGAAACACAAAAGGAAATTGCTAATGTCCTTAAGCCTGTTGTAAAAGAAGCTAGAGGATTTGTTACAGGTTCGCCATTGAGTAACTGGGCGCGTGAAGGTGGCAAGTTTCCTGTATTTAACGCATCTATTGTTAAGCGCGGTATTGGTTATAAGACAACACCATCAAAGCCTAACCGCAGAGGCTTTACGGCGTTAGCGCAGATTCGTAACCTTTCAGCAGCAGGTGCTATTTATGAAACAGCAGGGCGTTTAGCCCCAGGCACAGAGCCATCATCACGCCCTAACTTTGCACAAGCAATGGGGCCACTAACTGGTTCAGGTAAAGATCGTGGTCGTTTAATTTATAAGGCTTGGGAAAATGACAAGGGCAACGCTACAAAGGCTGTTGTAAGAGCCATTGAGAATGCAGGTAAAAAGTTTAATGCAACAGTAGGGAAGCGATAATGGCTGGTCCAGTAATTGATATTGCCGCCCAGTTTACCGGCAATAAAGCATTCAAGCAGGCAGAAACAGCAACACAAAAGCTTGAGAAGTCTGTAGGTAAGTTAGGCAAGCAACTACTTGGAGTCTTTGCTGCTTCTAAAGTTTTGGCATTTGGTAAGAATGCGGCTAAAGCATTTGCAGCTGATGAAAAGGCTGCACGATCTCTTTCTTTAGCTTTAGCAAACACAGGCAATGCCTTTGCTTCCATCGAGGTTGAAAAGTTTATTGCAGACTTACAACGCGCTACAGGTGTCCTCGATGACAATTTGAGGCCCGCGTTTAGAACCCTATTGACAGCCACAGGCGATGTTAAGAAGTCACAAGATGGCTTAGCCTTAGCGCTAGACATTGCAGCAGGTACAGGCAAAGATTTAGGCGCTGTATCTATGGCGCTTGCAAAGGCTTATGGTGGTCAGACCACAGCTCTTAGCCGTTTAGGTGCAGGTTTATCTAAAGCCACGCTTGCATCTGGTGACTTAGACTTAATTACAGCAGAACTTACAAAGAAATTTTCTGGTCAGGCGTTAGCCGCTGCTGAAGGTTATGCAGGATCAATGGCTCGCCTAGCAGTTGCATCCGAGAACGCTAAAGAGATTATTGGCAAAGACCTACTTGATGCTATGCAACTTATTGCTGGCGAAGAAGGTATCGGCGGAGCAACTACAGCAATGGAAGGCTTTGCCACTCAAATAGGTAACGTCATCTATGGCATAGGAGTTCTTACTTCTAAACTCAACTCATTGCCAGTCCTTAAAGATTTATTTGGCGCTATTGGCGATGTTGCTCAATACAACATAATTGGATTGATAGGTAAGTTAGGCTCATCTACTAAAGCCAGAAGCGCAGGTACTCCAGCCCAATCCCCAGCAGAGCGCATGGCTATTGATAAAGCCGCTAGGGATGCAATCAAACTTCAAAAGACTCAGAATACTTTGAAGAAGATTGATAATGACAATACGACTCGCAAGCTAACCCTTACAGGCGATGAACTAGCTCTGAAAGAATTGGAAAAGAAGTTTGACGTAGAGCGCATTGGATTATTTGCAGCTTTGAATCAGGCAACAGATAGCGAAACACAGATGCGATTGAAGTCGCTTATTGCTATCCATGACCAGAACGCAGCCCTTGCTGGTCAGATTATGAAAACCAACTTAGCTGCTGATGCTATGGAAAACTTTGGCAAAGCCATGTTTGGCGCATTAGATGTAATGCTGAACTTTGGCAAGTTTGCTCTAGGCGAGCGAGATACATTAAGAGCGATGGGCATAGGTGTTACACCAACCTCACAGGGTTTCCAATCTTTTACGCCCCCTACAGGCGGTTATGAGGGCTTCGGTAGCGGCACGACCAATCTAGGACAGAACAACTATGGTGGTCTAGCAGGTGCTGGCATGGCTGGGGGTGGCGGTGCGCCTGTGGTCAATGTTGTCATTCAAGGCTCAGTCACAACAGAGCGCGATTTAGTATCAGCAATTACTCAAGGTATTTATAATAATCAGGCTTCTGGTATTCCGATTAACTATAGTACGGCGTACTAATGGCATTACCAGCAACCCTTTCAGTCAAGATAAATCTATCGGGTGGAGCATCGTTCGGTAATCCGTTTATCTTGGGTACTTCACAGTTAGGCTTTGCTGAGCTTGCTTCTGCCATTCCAGTTATCGTTGATGTTTCTTCACAGACTCTCAACATCTCAACTCGTAGAGGGCGCAACCTTTTACAGGATCAATACGAGGCAGGTTCAGCAACTATCCGCATCGTTGATCCTAATGGTGACTTTAATCCACAAAACACAGCTAGTCCTTACTTTGGCCTATTACAGCCTCTTAGAAAGATACAGGCATCTGCAATCTATGGCGGAGTAACCTATGGTCTATTCGGCGGTTACATCACCGAGTTTCGCTATACGTATCCAACAGGTCAAGAAACAGGCTATTGCACGTTTATCTGCTATGACGCATTCAGATTGATGTATAACTCTAATGTCACAACAGTTACAGGTGGCACAGCAGGTCAGACCACTGCACAGCGCGTTCAATCTATCCTCACCATGATTGCATGGCCGCCAGCATTTACCAGCATTGGCACAGGCGCTACAACTTGCGTGGCAGACCCTGGCACAACGCGCACAGTCCTTGATGCAATCCACACTGCTGAGTTCACAGAGCAGGGCGCGTTCTACATTGATGAGAATGGCGTAGCAACCTTTAAGGGCAGACAATTTGTCTATGATGCCCAAGCTGCTAGCCCAACAGTATTTAACCAAACTGGCACAGGAATTAACTATGCAGAAATCACCTTTGCACTCGATGACAAGACAATAGTGAACAAGGCAACTGTGACCAGAATCGGTGGCACAGCACAGAGTTACTCAGATGCAACATCTATCGCGCAATACTTCACACGATCCATTACAGCTACAGATATGTTGATGCAGACAGATGCGAATGCCTTAGCCCTAGCAACTGCTTATGTCGATAGCCGCAAAGAAACTTCTATCCGCATTGAAACAATTACTTTGGACTTGGTAACTCCTAATTACTCAGCAGGGGTCACAGCAGCTCTAAGCCTTGACTTCTTTGACACAGTAGATATCACTAATGAGCAACCTGGTGGATCAACTATCCAGAAGAAGCTGCAAGTGCAGGGAATTGCTCACAACATCACCCCTAACACATGGACTACAACAATTGCTACACAGGAGCCTTTACTCGATGTTATGTACTAGAATTAACCCTATGAAAGAGGTGTGCTAATGGCAACAGGCTGGCCAATGAAAGTTTCGTACGCGAATGGAGATGTCTATTCCGCATCGGATGTCAATGATACAAATGGCACAATTAACCTGCTTGGTGCATCGGTTGCATACACTGCTGGCAAGAACAAAATTATAAATGGTGACTTTTTTGTAAATCAAAGAAACTTCAGCAGCAGCACTACATCAGGTGCTTATGGTTTTGACCGATGGACTGGCGACCACTCAGGTGGCACAGTAACTTGGTCAGCACAAACTTTTACAGCAGGTGCAGCACCAGTAGCAGGCTATGAAGGCAAAAACTATTTACGAGCAGTTATTTCAGGACAGTCAGGAACAGGCAATTACGCCGCTGCTGTTCAGAAAATTGAAAGCGTTAGAACTTGCGCAGGGCAAACTGTAACTGTTTCTTTTTGGGCTAAGGCAGGTGCAGGAACACCTAAAGTATCGGCTGAACTTAGACAACAATTTGGTTCAGGCGGAAGTGCAGACGTGACTGCTACGCCAGCACAGAACAGCACAATAAGTACATCGTGGGCTAGATACACCCAAACTTTTGCAGTACCATCTATCTCAGGCAAAACAATAGGTGCAGGCGATAGTCTTACTTTAATTTTCTTTGTATCTGCTGGAAGTGATTTGAACTCTCGAACAAACTCAAGCGGATTAAACAATACAACTATTGAATTATGGGGCTTTCAAGTTGAAGTTGGCTCAACAGCCACAGCCTTCCAAACTGCAACAGGAACAATCCAAGGAGAATTAGCCGCTTGCCAAAGGTATTATCAACTTTGGGTTAATGGTAATTCTCAAGTAATTGGAAATGGATGCTATATCAACGGCACTCAGTTTAACGCTGCTTTGAGTTTCCTAGTTGAAATGAGAACTGCTCCAACACTATCTATTGTTACTGGCACTAACTATTACAAAATAGCAAATGCCTCTGTTGGTACAGATTTTATCAACAGCATTACTTTAGATATGACTACTTCAAGAACACTCAACTACTACAACGCAACTGAGGCTGGCGCTACTCAGGGTCAAGGTGGCGTTTTATCAACCAATAACGCAGCAGCATTTGTTGCATTTCAGGCGGAGTTATAATGAACCCAAGATATGAAGTAATTACAACACCATCAGGCAATACAGTCATTAACGCTTGGTATGAAGATGGCTTAATGCTTTCAATTCCATCTGACCCTGCAAACTCTGATTACCAAGAATATCTAAAGAGCCTTGATGAAGCCGATTCTTTGTAAAGCAGGGCAACAACTTCGTGAGCAGATTGATGATTCCTTTCCTGACCGCGATAGAAAGTCTGATGGTTGGATAGGCGATGCCGCACACTCCAATCGTAAGAGTGACCACAATCCCGATAAGGCTAACGGAATCGTCAGGGCTATTGATGTGGATAAGGACTTCGACTCACGCCCCAGCACAGGTGTTTATCTTGCCGACCAAATACGCCTATGTGCCAGGAAAGATAAGCGAATCTCCTACATCATCTATGCAGGAAAGATTGCCTCAGCTAAATCGCTTTGGCGTTGGAGAACTTATTCTGGCATTAACCGCCACGATGCTCATATACATATCAGCTTTACCAAGAAAGGCGATCAGAATGGTCGCTGGTTTGACATCCCGATGCTAGGAGCAACACCAAATGAATGACCTAAAAACAGCAGCAGGCTCATGGGCTAGAGCATTCTTAGTAGCAGTTCTTTCACTCGCAGCAGCTGGTGTAACTGATCCAAAGGCGCTCATTGGCGCAGGTCTTGCATCCGTTCTCCCACCTGTCATTCGCTGGTTAAATCCATCGGACTCATCTCTAGGTATTAAGAAGTAATGAGCGCCCTTAACTGGGCGGCTCTTGCAGTTGCACTTATCTCAATCGTCACAGCATTCGTAGGTTCTATTCGATGGCTGGTGAAGCATTATCTAAATGAACTTAAGCCCAATGGTGGAAGTTCAATGAACGATAGATTGAATCGACTTGAAGGGCGTGTCGAAACAATAATTTCTTTACTGGAGAGGTGACACTTATCTCATGGCAAGAAAAGCAACTAAAGCACTTGAGGATCAGGGCTACTCAAAACTCGATGCTTATTGCATTGGACTCCATGAGTTCTACAAAGGATTACGTAGAGCAGGATTTCAAGTAGATATTGCCATAGGAATTATTTGTGAGAAGAGCGCATATCCAGACTGGATACTGCCTAACACAATCAACCCAAATATTCCAGAGCCTGACTGGTATGAGGACGAGGATGAATGAAAAGAACTGTTGTAGTTCCAGACTTACAAGTTCCCTATCACGATCCAGTAGCTGTTAAAAATGTTGCAAGTTTTATTAAAGCGTTTCGGCCCGACTCTGTTGTTACTCTCGGAGATGAAATCGATCTCCCACAGATATCACGATGGACAGAGAACACGCCAGGGTGGTACGAACAGACACTAGCTGCTGACAGAGATAAAGCGGTAGAAGTTCTCTGGTCATTAATTGAGCATTCCAAAGAAGCTCACATGATTCGTAGCAATCACACAGACAGACTTTACAACGTCACTATGAAGAAGATTCCAGCGTTCTTAGCCTTGCCCGAGTTGCGCTTTGAAAAGTTTATGAAGCTCGATGAACTAGGAATCACTTATCATAAGAAGCCGTATGCCATTGCTAGAGGCATTGTCGCAGTACATGGCGATGAGCAGAGCGTAAAGCCTACACCTGGCTTAACAGCCCTAGAAGCGGCTCGTAGGCATGGTATTAGCGTTATCTGTGGACACACTCACAGAGCAGGTCAATCGGCCTTTACAGAGGCCTCTGGAGGCCGTATAGGGCGTATCCTGAGGGGATGGGAAGCAGGGCATCTGATGGATGTCAGACAGGCTCATTACACTAAAGGCACGATGAACTGGCAACAGGCCTTTATTATCATTGAGGAAATTGGTACAAACGTGCAGGTCAGCATCATTAACCTTGAGAAAGATGGTACTTTCGTTGTGTCAGGTAAGAGATATGGGCGCGCTCGTTAACGACGTGCGGACAGACATAGATGATCAGATGGATGCGTCAGAATTATTGCCGTTTCGTCATTGAAATGTACTTGACGTACCCCAATTAAATGCGACACTAATCCTGTACCCAATCAAGGGCATTGGGGCAGTTAGG